GCTTTTCGTTCGCGCGGCATTTCAGCCTACCCTCGACGCGGCATCCCCTGGCATCGCTCCCATTAGGTGAGCAGCGCGTCCCCACTGGCGAAATAGCCGCGCGAAACCAATTGGAGCTCGCATGAGCATCGTCACCGACTTCAAGTCCATCTCTCTCAAGCTCAACCGTCTTGAGCAGAAGGCAGAATGGGACGCGAAGAACCCGAAGCCTGAGCCGACTCCGGCAATGTACGGCTGGCCGTATGGGGTGGCGGTGCCGTTCGCCGACCTGCCGCCGGGCAATCCTTGGGGCGTGAAGATCTGACGCTCTCGCAAAATGATCTTGATTGGTTTGCTGCACGTCTTTCGATCGCTATTCACGAAACCAAGAGGCTAACCCCGGAAATGTCCGCGCTCGAGCTAAGGGAAGCTCTGAAGGACATCCCAGGAGCCGATGAATTGACCGTGAGCTACCGGGGCGGCAACCAGGTCATCCACATCGGGGACAAGTCGATCGAGGTCAGCCCTATGGCTTCGAACGAAGAAATCCGCATTGCACTGCAAAACCCATTCGTACCAACGGCAAACACGAAGATGTCAATCACTGGCGCAAACTCACTGAAGGCCAAGTTCGAGGCCGCCAAGCAGCGCAAGGCTGCCATTGAGGCGAGGGTTGAGACTGCCCTGAGCTCGTACAATGGTGCGGCCGACATTGCCGAGAGCGCGATCAAGAGCCTTGAGGACGATGCTGCGGCGCTTCAGGCCGAGGTGTCTGGCTTTACCAATGGGGCGCCCGAGTGAGCATCGTTTCCGATTTCAAGTCCATTCGCCGCAAGCTCGAGCGTATGGAGCAGAAGGCCGAGTACGACGAGAAGAACCCGGCTCCGGCTTGGTACGATATGCCGGTCATGTGGAGCCCTGAACAGGGTTACGCGGTCGCAGACAAGTCAGAGTAAATGGCTAAAACTCCAGCACAGCTAAATGGCTAAGGCTCCTATAGAAATTCGATCTTTGGCGCGCCAGCACACCGAAGAGGCGATTAACGCTTTGCTGCGCATTCTTAGGAAAGAGGATGCTACTGATAGCGCTGTTGTGGCTGCTTCGTCGGCAATCCTGGATCGGGGATGGGGCAAGCCAACGCAGGTCATTCAGGGTGACGAGGACGGCGGCCCGATCACCATCACATGGCTCAAGTCGTAATCCCCTATACGCCGCGGCCGCAGTTCGAGCCGTACCACGGTCGCACTGAGCGCTTTGCCAAGATCGTTGCCCATCGTCGGTTCGGTAAGACGGTCGGGTGCATCAACGACAAGATCAAGGCGGCGCTGACCAACCCGAGGCAATTCCCGCCTCCGCGGTACAGCTACGTTGCCCCGACCTACAGCCAGGCCAAGGACGTGGCTTGGGGATACCTGAAGCACTACTCGGCGCCCATACCGGGCATTCAGATTAGCGAAAGCGAATTGTGGGTGGAGTACCCCAATGGTGCTCGTGTTCGCCTGTACGGTGCTGACAATTACGACCGTATGCGCGGTCTCTACAATGACGGCGTTACGATCGATGAGCCGGCGCAGATGGATCCCAGGGCATGGCCCGAGGTCATTCGGCCTACGCTGTCAGATTACGCCGGCTGGGGCACGTTCATTGGAACGCCTAAGGGCAGGGATTGGTTCTACAAGATCGACCGCGACGAGACTGGCGCCGAGTTGCCGGGATGGTTCAGGGCGGTCCTGAAGGCCAGCGAGACGGGGATTATCCCGCCGGCTGAGTTGGAGAGCCTGAAGTCTGGCTTGACCGATGAGCAGTACGCTCAGGAGTTCGAGTGCAGCTTCGAGGCTGCGGTTATCGGCGCCTATTATGGCAAGCTGATGCAGGCGGCCGACAACGACAAGCGCATTACAGGGGTGCCGTATGAGCCGACAGCACAGGTATACACCGCCTGGGATCTGGGCATTAGGGATGCAACAGCAATTTGGTTCGCCCAGGTCGTCGGACGCGAGATCCGCATTATCGACTACTACGAAGCAACAGGCGCCGACTTGGGACATTATGTTAGGGAATTGTCCAATCGGCCCTATCTCTATGCGCATCACATCGTCCCTCATGACGCGCAAGCTAAAGAACTGGGAACGGGCAAAAGCCGCCTGGAAGTTCTGGAAAGCCTTGGGCTGAAGAATCTGACCATCGCACCAATGCACCGGGTTGAGGACGGCATCAACGCCGTTCGGACAATCATTCCGCGCTGCTGGTTCGACGCCAAGAAATGCTCTCGCGGTATTGATGCTCTGAAGCTCTACCGCTCCGAATACGACGACAAACTGCAAGCCTTGAAGCCTCGTCCGGTTCATGACTGGACGTCCCACGCTGCGGACGCGTTCCGCTACCTCGCGATGACACTGGACACCAAGATTGTGAACACGGGCTTCAACCGCTCTATCAACTATTCGAAGGCGCGCGTAGCTTAATGCCCACGCTGTCCACCTCCGAGCTGCGCTCCCTGATCGCCTCGCAAAAGGCGGATGCGCTTGCTGCAACACAATCGGCCAAGCTGACCCTGGAGCGCGAGCGTAATGATCGCTACTACAACGGCGATATGGAGATGGATCTCCCGGCCGAGGATGGTCGATCAAGCGCGATCTCGTCCGACGTTCAGGACACCATTGAAGGCCTGATGCCGCACCTGATGGACATCTTCGCCGGATCTGACGAGGTTGTGAGGTTCGAGCCTGTCGGGCCGGAGGATGAGCAGGGCGCCCAGCAGGAAACCGACTACGTGAACCACGTGTTCATGCAGCAGAATCCGGGCTTCATGGTGATGTATGCCTTCATCAAGGATGCGTTGCTGCTGAAGAACGGCATTGTCAAGGTATGGTGGGACGAGCGCGAGGAAGAGGAAAAAGAGACCTATTGCGATCTGTCCGACGATCAGTTCGCATATTTGGCGCAGGCTGTTGCGCAGCCAGATAGCGGTTTGGAAATCATCGAGCATACCGTGAACAGCGAGCCGGAAGCGAAAGAGCCTTACGAGGGCGGAAGCTAATGGACGCCATGGCGCCTCCTGCGATGCAGCCCGGTTCTATGCCGGCGCAGCCCATGCCCATGCAGGCGCCAGGGCCGCAAGCCACCCACGATGTCACGATTCTGCGCACCCGGAAATATTGCCAAGCCAAGGTCTTGGGCGTCCCTCCGGAAGAGTTCGGCATCGAGCGGAACGCCCGCGATGTCAAAACCTGTAACTATGCCTTCCACGACATCGTAACGAAGACCCGCGCCGAATGGATTGCGGAGGGTTATGACCGCGATCAGGTGATGAAGCTCCCGGAGTATACGGGGCTCGCGCAGGCCGAGACGATCGCGCGCGATACCGTGTATGAGCATGCATCGGCCGGCAGCGCATCGATCAATACCGCTTCACAGCTCGTCAAGGTCACCGAACACTATGTTCGGATGGATTACGAGGGCAACGGGAAGCCGAAGCTTTACCAGGTCGTAACTGGTGGTGATGACGGCGAGGTGATGATCCGCGAGGGTAAGGACGCCGTTGCAGAGTTCGACCAGATGCCGTTTGCGAGCGCCACTCCTGTTCCCGTGCCGCATCGGTTCTTTGGCAAAGCCATTGCCGATCTTGTGATTCCGATCCAGAAAGAAAAGACCGCGATGAAGCGCGGGGCTCTGGATAACCTGTATCTGCACAACAACCCCCGCGTTGAGGTTTCCGAGGCCAACGCCGGCCCGAACACGCTGGATGATCTCCTGGTCAGCCGGCCTGGTGGCATTGTCCGCACCAAGACATCGGGCGGCCTGAACTGGCAAGTTGTCCCTGACATTACCGGCAGCATTTACCCGATGCTGCAATATCTTGATGCTGACCTTGAGGCCAAGACCGGCCTTGCGAAGCAAACCCAGGGCATCGACGCCAACGCATTGCAGAACCAGAGCGCGACCGCGGTTGCGCAGGTGTTCTCGGCGTCTCAGATGCGGATCAAGCTGATTGCGCGTGTCTTGGCTGAAGGCGTGCGGGACATGTTCTCGCTGCTCCATGCGACCATTCGCAAGCACGGCTCTGAACAGCAGACGGTTCGGCTGAGAAACCAGTGGGTTTCGGTTGACCCCCGGAACTTCAAGACCCGCAACGATATGACGATTGCGGTTGGGCTTGGGAACGGCTCGAAATCGCAGCAGTTCGCGCAGGTCATGGCGCTTGCGAACGTCCAGAAGGAAATGCTTGCCGGCGGCAAGGCGCATCTCGTCCCGGATGACAAGCTGTTCGCGATGGCAACAGAGATGTGCAAGATCATGGGTTATCGCAACCCGGATCGGTTTTTTGCAGATCCTTCTGAGAAGAACCCGGACGGTTCGCTGAAGCACCCGCCGCAGCCCACGCCGCCAGACCCGAAGGTCTTGGCCATCCAGGCGCAGGCCCAGAACGATCAGCAGGAATTGGCGCTCAAGGGCCAGCTCGACAAGCAGAAGGCGCAGGACGCGGCGCAACTGGCTCAGTTCAAGGCCGAGATCGACGCCAAGCTGAAGATGATCGACGCGCACATGAAGGCGCTGGAAATGGACCGCAAGGCCCATGCCGACCAGCAGCAGCATCATGCGAAGGTCGCCGAGGCCGTGGTGGGCGTGGTTGCCGATGCTCAGAAGCGCGATATGGCGATGGCGCATGAGCAGCAGGCGCATGCGTTGAAGATGGAACAGGCCGACCAGGCACATCAGGCCAAGCTTCAGCAGATGAAACAGAAACCAAAGGGGAAGTCTGATGCGTGAAGAAGACGACAAGCACGCGGAAATGATCCATTTCCTGCGCAACAACACCCAGCTTTCGCGGTTCTCGCGCGCCGAGGTCCGGGACTTCATCGATCGTCTTGATGCTGATGGCTACGAGATCGTAGCCAAGCAGGGTGAGCCGGCGCCCGAACTTGAGCCCGTGGTGATTGATGTCTGAAGGCATCAACTGCGACAACTGCCGGTTTGCCGACCTTCATCCCGACAACGACCGGCTTTTGCATTGCCGACGCAAGTGCCCGTCGCAGCTCAGCAACGCATTTCATGCCGTCTGGCCTGTTGTGAAGACTGATGATTGGTGCGGCGACTTCGAAGAAGCGATTGATGACTGACGAGATCGAGCTTCAGAAGGCCGTCACACGGGCTCAACGAGCGGAATCCCTGGTCAAGAACGATCTGCTGGATGAAGCCTTCAGGGCGCTTGAGCAGAGCTACATTGATTTCTGGCGCCTGACAAAGCCGGAAGACCAATTGGCCCGCGAGAAGGCGTTCATT